CTTGTAGACCATGTCCTCACCCTCGAATCGGAATCTTCTTTCCGCCGCGAGTTACCCAACTACGGATTTGCCGTTGGACTTCCTTCTCGTTCCCGCCAGTCCTCAAGACATCCATCTTGATCCGATGCTTCATGCGGTCAACCGCCTGTTTCTCCTTCTCTGGATCATACAGGTCTTTTCGGTCTGACCGCGAAACAGTGACCTTCAGGCCGAGCTTCTTAGCCGCCTTTTTGGCGTCGTCCAGTATCTCGGAAGGGCGTTCGCGTTCATGGTCGATGTATGACTTCCCATCCTTCGTGACCACTTGAATGGACCACGGCCGAGGACCGTACAGGTATCTCCTGAATATCGTGATTCCGGCTTTCATCTACGCTCCCCCTATGATCTGATCCCACACGTCGGCCAACCACGCCGCACCCTTGTCGCGCAGCTCGGCGCCGATGCCCCACGAGGCCGCGTCGTCGTCCAGCCAGCGCCGGGCCTCCTGCACGCGTGCGAGCGCCTGAGTCGAATCCCCCGCGTCAAGGGCCTTCTGTATCCAGCCACGCTGCCGGTCGAGAATGCCGCCGAAGACCTTCTCGACCTGCTGCTCGCCCTGGCCACCACCAGAAGCCATATCGGCGAAGGCGTTGCCGAGTTCGGAGCGCATCGACCCCGCCTCTTGGCCCTGCACGCCCGGAATCAGGCCCGAGTTCGGCAAGATGCCTTCGCCCGAAGCGCCTTGGTCCTGCTGCGATTGCATGTACGTCTGGCTGCGAAGTTGGTCCACGTAGTCGATCAGCTTCTCCTCGGGGATCAAGCCCATGCCCGACTCGATGGTGTACACGTCGCCGCCGGGGATGGGAGGCATCCCGAGGTGGTCGCGCCGCTCGTTGCGGTTGATGATCCCCGCCCGCAGGTCCCCCGCGTCCACCTGTTGCTGCTTGACCGGGTCGTGCTCCTCCAGGTCGTTGAAGCCGAACTTCACGCGACCCCCAGGCACCATCGGCTTGACTAGCTCGCCGTTGACGTAGGACTCCAGCAGGCTGAACACGGCCCGCACGCCCCGGCTCTTGCTCAGTTCGGCCTGTACCTCGGCGGTCGTGCGGTGGAAGTCGAGCACCACGCCCACGTCCTGCGGGCTGAGGCCGTAGCACATGCACTTGACCGCAATGCAGTACGACAGGAACCGGCTCAGGCCCATGTCGAAGGAGCTGCCGCGGTCCCGAAGCAGGTGCAGCTTGAAGTCCTCGAAGCCGGCGATGGTCCCGTAGCGATGCTTCTGCGGGCCGAGCATCTCCTGGAGGAAGCGGTTGTGGAACTGCACGCGCTGCGCCTCGCCGACGTTGGGGCCCAGGTCCATGATGGCCGGCGGCATGACCGCCAGCGACGCGAGGTCGATGTTCGACTTGTCGGCGGTGAGCGACCCGATGATGATGTAGATGGCCGCCTCGATGCCGGACATGCCGTAGCCGTCCTGCTGCGGGTTCATCATCAGGTAGATCAACTCGTCGTTCGTGAACTGCGCGACGGCCGCCTCGTCAACGCGCCACAGGTAGGCCGGCTGCGGTGGGCGCGGCGTCGAGCGGTCGTCGTTGCGGTAGCGCACGATCTCGTTGCCTGGCAGCTCGTACAACTCGGCGATGGACTCGCCGCTCCGGCTCAGGTTCTTCACCATCGCCGCCGCGTCGAAGACGCACAGGTCGTCCACCACGCGGTCGAGCAGCGCCCGCAGCGAAGTCTCCGCGTCCGCGTTCGGTCGCTCTAGCAACCGCCGGACCTGGTTGATGAAGGGTAGCTGGTCCTGGACGACGATACGCTCCAACGTCTCGAAGATTTCCGCGATGCGGCGCACCTTGCCAGCGTGGCTGAGTCCGGCCGTCCAGCGACGGCGCAGCAGTTCCTCACCGATGGCTCGGTACTTCGGCGGCAGGTCCCGAGACTCGAAGCGCAGCGTGACTCCGAAGGGGTTGAGGTTCGACTGCTCGATCTCGCGCCAGCGTTGGAGCTCTTCACGCACCACGTCGATGTCCGGCACTACGTCCCACTTCTGCTGGACGACGAGCTGGCGGAGCGTGCGCCGGATCGACCAGACGATGGGGTCGGTGTTCGCGATGCGGGCGAGGTCGCGATTGCCCAGGACCACGGGCCGGCTGCGCTCCAACGGGCGCGCGCCGCCCGTGCCGACGATTCCGAGACCGCCGGGCTGCTGGATTCCGGAGCCATAGGTGCGGGAGAGTTCCGACCGAACGAGGCGGAGAGTGCGCGAGCCGAGGCGAGTCGGTCGCCCGCCGCCGCCGATTCCGAAAATCTTGCGGAACGACAGGCGCATGACGAGAGGCCCCCTCGAACGTCGTTACCGGCGCTCAACGGCAACAGGCGACGAGCGCGAGGCCCAGGCCCAACAGCGCGGCGCAACGCAGCACGTCGCGTGCCTCGACCTCCCTCCGCTCGTCGACCGCGTTCACCACGACGAAGGCGAGCAGGACAACGCCCGCGAGTAGCGCCGCGCTCCCGGCCCACAGGCCGAGGAACCGGGCCGTCGAAACCAGCGCCGCCAGCAGAGCGTCCATCACGGCGGCCATCATAGCACCTCTTCTCGCAGGGCACAAGGCCCCTCGACACTCTTTCCGCATCGGCACAAACCAAGAAGCCTTGCGATCCAGTGACGGAGTCTCCACCACAAAGGGGCTTGTTCGTGTTCCAGGCGACCCAGGTAACTGATGTAGTCGTCCCCCGCTGCGATCTGACGTTCAATGTCGAAATTGCCCATACACGTGGACAACGCAATAGCCCGTAAGCATCGGGCCTTACGGTCAAGTCTCAACGCGGTTTTCCGGTCCGGCACTGAGCACCAACTCTTCCCCGACGACTTGACGACCATAGCGTGTTTCATGCGATCTCTCCTATCTGCTATTGGCCATAGTAGGAAAACACCTGTGTTGACTGACTGACTGACTGACTGACTGACTACAGGCCGTAAGTGTGCCTGAGGCCTCAACGCACTCTTGAACTTAGACTCCTACCACCACGACTTCAATTGCCCCCGGCTCCAACCCGAGACAGTCTTCGGGATTCTCTGCTCCAGAATCTATAAGTTCCCCGGGAACCGGAACCTCGCCCTCGAAGGACACAGCCCATTTGGCTCGACACGCGAAACCAGTCCCCGACAACGGATCGCCCTTCGCTGGTCGGTACACCCCATCGTAGCCGACCTCGCCTTGTCCACAAGAGAAGAAAGCAGGGCTGAACTTGAAGTCTGGTGGGCGGGCCGAGCTGCAGTTCCAGACCAGCCGAACATCGTACCCACACTTGGGGCACCTCCAAGCACACGGCTTCAGTACTCCCATCGCTTCCATGGTCTCCATGTGATTTCTCCTATCTCCTATTGACCATAGTAGGAAAACCCTTTGTTGACTGACTGACTGACTGACTGACTGACTGACTACTTGGGCTTCTTGCGAAGTCCGTCTACCAGCCCGTGTACGGTCCCGCTCCCGGAGGGATGTAGTCCGGGTCGTCGGGGCCGATCTCCGTGTAGCCGCGCTTCTCGCCCGGCGGACCCGAGCGCATCCGCGACGCGAACTGCCGGTCGGTTACGCGGCCCGTCTCGCTAGTCAACGCTACCGCGAGTTGCGCGGCCAGCGGCGTGCCGAAGCCGAACGAGGGCGCCGGGCGCAACGTGCCGGCCGCCGCCCGCCCCAGGTCGAGCGCGTCGAGCATGTCGTTCGTGTCGCCGTCCGGGAAGCTGAGGTATTCTTTCAGGAACTCAGCGTGGCGCGGCGTCGATCGGCAGAAGCGCACGCGGTTGATGAGTTCCGGCGCCAGGGCCACGAACCGCTCGGTCTTGGACTTGGTCGTTGGCCACGGCGTGACGGGGATGCCAGGGAACTCCTTCAGCGCCTGCTGCGCGAGCGCGAGCTGGTAGTAGTTCTTCTCGACGTAGAAGTTGGCCGACTCCGGGTACATGGCCCACGTCGCGCCGAGCAACGCCACCTGCTCCGGGAACGGCACCCGGCGTCGCGTCCACTCCAGCACGTAGATGGTCCGCAGGTCCCGGCTAACGCCCAGCGTGCAGATCACGAAGTACTTGGC